ATACAATAAAGTAGTTGATAAATCAGTTACTTACGGTACACTCCCTAGCCAGTGGCACATTTTTGGCACACCCAGGAGGGGAGTTATGGCAACAGTTAGGAAAAGAGGGGAAAATTACCACGTCCAAATTAGGCGCAAATACTTCCCGATACAGACAAAATCATTTCAATCTAAAGCAGCAGCCGCGTCATGGGCGCGCCGTGTAGAAACTAGCATGGACGACGGCACATGGATCGACACCACCAAAACGCAGATAACAAACATCGATGGCATCATCGATAACTTAGTTTATTCGTTTAATCGTTTTGGGTTAGAGATAGACGGCCCAAAGACATCCTCACTTAACGGCATCAAAGCGTACTTTGGAAATGAGTCTATACACGACCTAACAGTTGATGACGTTTTAGACTTTGCAGCATTTCGTCGAAAGACTGTTGGCGCTAACACCTTACAAAAACAAATGTACTTCTTTCGCCAAGCTATTAAGACGAGCCGTATTCGTCTTGAAGAGAATGTAGTTGAGGTAGCTATTGGAGAATTGACGACTCGTAAAATTATTATGGGTAGTAAGCAGCGCGACCGGCGTTTAGAACCAGGTGAATACGAGCGGTTGGTAAAAGCTGCGGGAAAACACAAGTGGATTATGTTGGCAGTTGACCTGGCACTGACCAGTGGTATGCGGATGGGAGAGATACACGCGCTCAAGCACGCTGATATTGACTTTGATAAGAGGCTTATCACTCTTTTAAGGAAAGATATTAAGTCTGAAGGGGGTAAGAAAAAGGCCAAAATACCGCTCTGGAACAGCGTTAGAGAGGTGATCCTACGCGGATATAACTACTTTGACGGGGGTGACACCCTCTTTAAGATAGAGCGCGCAGGGTCGATTTCTGACAAGTTTGCTGCAATAGCCAAAAAAGCTGGAATAGAAGGTTTGGACTTCCACGACTTACGACACGAAGCAATTACTAGGATGTTTGAAGCTCAAGAAAAAGGAGGTAGAGGTATGAGCATTGAACAGGTGAAACTTGTCAGCGGTCACAGTAGCTTTGACCAGTTAGCTCGCTATGTTAACTTACGTCCAGAAGACTTAATTGAACCAGAGGAATAGCAGACCGGCGAACTAAAGATCGTCTTGAGCGATGGCACCCAAGCACACTAAGATAAAACCAATTACATATAGAATCATTACACACCTCTGTTAGAAGATGCGCATTATAGCCAGTCGGTTGACATATTAGTAATGCTTATATTGCATAACAAAAATGTGTTTACTGCATTTGATTCTGTAGAAAATCGGCAGTTTCTAACGTAGGAAAGAGATATTTTTTACCGCGTTTTATATGAGGGATGTCAAGCTGACCGAGATAAATCTGTTGGTAGAGGCTGGTTTTTTTAAGTCGAAGTAAATCTGCTAGTTCTTGCAAATCCATAAAAGGTCCGTATTTTTCTAGCAGTAAAGTTGTAAGTGCCATTAGTCGTTTAGTTCCTTTTCGAATGCGAATGATTATTAGTTTACTAATTAGTATTGCTAATAAAGTAACTTAAGCTTAACGCAATTAATAGAAGAAAACTACATATAAATGCATAAAGATTTAACTATTAATACATGGCTAAATCAGTGATTAAAAACTGCTTGCTGACTTTGTTTTTAGGGGGAAGACGAGGCTCTGTAAATATTTCAAAAACGTCGCTGTTCTTTTTTTGGACAAGGAAATACAGAGTGTTAGATGACATTCTTGGGTAGTACTTATCTTTTTCTGTTTTGTAATCAAGGCAGATAAACATCATACCTTTTAGCATTTGCCATCGTTCTCCAATACCGCCGTCAACTTGCAAATGGCAAGACTCATTTACTTCTATGCAAAAGTCGTCAGGCTGAGCGTCCCACAGTGCTGTTTTATTTACTTTTTGGTTTGGGTTATCTACAGCAAATAAAATTGGCGTTTTGTGGACATTAGGAAGGGATTGTAATATTAACGGGTCAATTTCTGTGGGGTCAACATCTAAGAAGTTAGCCAGTTTGATAATTGTCGTTGGCGACATTTCGGTTATAGCGTTTAGATACTGGCTAAATGCGCCTTGTGTCCAGTTAAGTTTTTTTGCAGCTTCAACTTGCGTGATTTCCATTTCTCTTTTACGTACGTCCCATATACGTTGGAGGTTTTTTACAATTAGTTGTTTGTGAGATGCACTCATTTTGAGATGCTCCAGTTAGTACTTGACTCTGAATCCAAAGGATTAACTCAGGAATTGTTATGCTATGTTCCATATAGTACCTTTTTGTTATATTAGCTGTAAAGTTATTTGCTAATAAAATTAGCGCGCGTTTTTCTATACCAACGATAACTGCTGCAGATTGACCGCAGGCTACCATTCGATTGAGCCATTGTATTTGTAGAGGTGCGAGAGTTGTTTTGATTAACGTAGACTCTCTTGCCGGGAGCTTAGGTACGTATTTATATTCAGCAAAAAGAATACCGGATGGCCCACCGTACATTACGTCGGGGACTCCTCCGGTATAAGTATCGTGTATCTTCCACTTAAATATCTCAGGTGGTAGCTTACGATGTACAGATTTTATGAAACTATGTTCATTCATATCAAGTGATGCGTTTCGACTACCAGTGCATCAAGCTGGCCTAATAGGACAAACTAGCCGCCCTTAGTCAAAGGAATAATTAGCATTACTAATATACTTAGCTATGCTGTTCATACAGTGCTTCGGCTGATTTGTAATCACCTTCCATTGCCCAACCTACCCAAGACACGTCAAGGTTCATAAACGCCTTGCCCATCTTGTTCTCGGTTGACACGCCAGCAACTTTCCATAAGCCTGCAAAGCGATCGCCACCATGCATACCAATCTGAGAATTCCAGTTCCTAGATACGCGTAACTTAGATGATGCAAAGTCCATGATGCACGGTGTACGGTCCAGCTCACCTGTCTCAGGGTTCTTGAGAAGGATGACGTGTGCATGTGTTTCGTTGATGTCGTAGTCAGCGGGCTTATCTTGCTCGTCAACTTTAGCTTGTGCTAGAGCTTGACTTGAGAACGCGCCAAGATAACCGCCGCCAGCGTCAAGCTGTCGCCATACAACAAATTCGGTTTTGAACGTTAAGCTAAGTGCAAATATCTCAGACCCGTAGTTCGTGTTTGTAAGAGTGTTAATAAAGTGACCAGGCTCGCAACCTTCGATGAAGTTAGCGTGGTGCTTGTCGACTTCGTTTGACATTTTTTGGAGCAATTTAATACGTGGGATAGCCACGTTTGCGCCAACGTTTTCGTTACCACGCCCTATTCCGTTCTCTACAAGTTGTAGGTGAGCTGGAAGAGAGTCGTTAGATGCAACCATTGAAGGTGCTTTTGATACTGCTGTTGCTGCTGCCATAAGATTTTCCTTTGAATGTTGATTCATGTTTAAGTTTATAAAGATCGAAAGTTGATTCGTCTTATTTCACGGGGTTGCAGACCAGGTATTTGCTCGCCTAACTTGAGCAACTCTTTGTATGCGAGTGACGAAACCCGTTTTTGTAAGAGACTGAAATCCTTTTGCTCCAGAACATAGGCATAAAATGCATCCCAGTCTGTAACTTCAGGCACAGTATCTTGGTTAATAGACACACTAGCGTCGCCATTAGCGGTACGTGACAACCCTTGCTCGTCTAATTTGGTTAAGAGTTGATAATCTAACTCTTCTTTTGTTCTGTTAATTTCTTTGAGTTCAGTATTAAGACCTGCGATTGCGTCTTTCACATCGGCTCTGGCTTTAATTAATTCATTAATATTCATCTGATATCCTTCAGGCTGCTGTTTTTAGTTTATTTAGTATTTGTAATAAGTTTTCCATTCGACTTAGTTTGCTTTGTAATTTTTCGTACACCTCGGGCTCCCAGGTATTGCGTGCTGCAATCTGGATAACTTCAGTGCGTAACGTTTGGCCTGCGCGATAGATGCGTCGGTTGAACTGCTGGTAATGCTCAGCGTTATAAGTTGGTGATGCCCAGATAACTGCGGTTGCTTTAGTCATAGTTAGACCGTGACCCGCAGACTGTGGGTGACAGAACACGACTTGTAAGTGCCCTGCTTGCATGCGATCTACAATTTCTTTGCGTTTGTGTGCAGGCGTATCACCATCGATGGTTGCGAACTTGATACCTTGTTTTTCTGCTAGAGCGGTAAGGTGAAGCTTCTCGTGTTTCCAGTTGAAAGCTACAAGGCTGTGCTTACGTTCTGCTACAAGCTGCATGACTAATTCATAACGTTCGGGGTGTACGCTCTGCACGTCACCTTGCTCGTCATAGATCGCACCGGTACACAACTGAAGTAACTTCTTTACTTTGGCACCGGCATGAACAGCGTTGATGGTTGCTGTACCTGTGTACAACACAGAGTCTTCGCTAAGCTGGTGGTACTGCTTCATGATCTTAGGAGGCAAAGTTACAAATTTACTGCTGACAGTTTGTGGTGGCATGGTTAGACATTCTTCTAACTCGTACCGAATGTTAACGTCGCTCAGTGCTGCTGCAACTAAAAGCTCTGCGTCATCTTTATCGACCCACTCGTTTGCAAAGCCATTGAACTTAGATGTACACACGGATTGTCTGAAACTATAGAATCTGTGACCTAGACGTTCGCCTTCATCGACAAGCAGCATTGGGTGCCAGACGTCGAGTATGGTGTTGCTGTTAGGTGTACCAGACATAGCAATGCGGTACGTAAACAACTTAGATAATTTAAGCGCTGCTTTAGAGCGTTGCGAATCTTTGTTTTTAAACGCAGTGAACTCATCGATAACTAACGTATCAAACCCAGCTAAAACATGTATATTTTTTACAAGCCACTTTGCAGCGTCGTGGTTAGTCAGAACAATGCGGGCGTTACTGGCGAATGCTTTGTCGCGGTTCTTGGCGTACGCAACAGCGTACGTTAACTCAGGAGTGAACTTCTCAATGTCGTCACCCCATGACGCTTCTAGTATAGATAACGGTGCAAGAACTAAGGTACGCGATCCACGGTCCTTGATAGCGTCTAGTACAGAACGCGTCTTACCTGTGCCAGGATCAGATGTAATAAAACAACGGTCGTTCTTTAAGATGTGGGCAGTCGTAACTGCCTGATGCTCAAAAGGTTTTAACATAATAATCACTCGTTGATATGTTTGATATATTAGCATTACTAATAGTTTTATTCAATTTAGTTCGCTTTAATATCATCGAATATTTCTCTCTTGATTTCGGCTGTTAACGAGCGGTCTAGCTTGGTAATTAGTTTGATGTCGGTTTTTTTGAGACGGTACGTTGACCAGTACATAGCTTCTGGCGGATCGGTTATTAGCTTGTATTCTATCGTCTCTGAGCCGTTTTTGTAAAAGTGCTGCATCGAGTTGTTCCTCAACATGTGCGAATAAAAGTTGTTTAGTATTCATGGTGCGACCTCGATCCATCGCAACTTGCGATAAGGAAAGACAGACACTTTGACAAGCTTAAGTTCTTCGCGGTATATGCTTTTCTTTACGGTAAATAGCGTTATAGATATTATTAGGCCGCCGACCATAGCGGCAATCATGCCGCTGTATGTACCTGCGAACAGATACATAAGCAAGCCTGTTGAAACTATGTCGATAGGTATGTCATACGCAATGATTCTGCGTATGCCAAATTTAAAGATTAGTACTAGTAAACCTAGTGCTGACAGTAGTCCGGCAAAAATCATAGAACACCCCTGCTATTGCTGCGGTTAAAAGAATTAATTCGTAAACATTAAATAAAACAATTATGTTTTGTGCCATCTGTGATTCCTAAAAAGTAAGTACACAAGCATGCCTATCCCTATAAGGAATAGCAGTGCGAAAAAAGCAAAGGATATGACTTGTGCGAGTAACGTGAGGGATAAAAAAATGATACAAGCACTTATGAAATAAGTAAGTGCTGTACCAAATAGTTTTTTTAGTTTCATTGCGATCTCCTTTTTCATTCTTCATGAGGACAATTTTAATTCCTGTCGGGAATAAGGCGCAGCTTACTAAGCTACACCCCACCTACATTGTGGCTCGTCACCTTTACGGTGAGGACACCACCTGCAGCAGTCTTTGCTAGGCGTTGGGGCAAACTCTGTTTCTGTAGTCATCTTCACTGCGCGTCGATGGAACGCAGGAGCAAACAGCATGGCTTGCTCTCGGGTGTATGACTTCTTTGTAGTTTCACCTTCGCCTTTAGCGTTTTTGTGATCAAGATACCAGAACTCTGTTTGTACAAACTGCAGGTTAGGATGTCTAAAGAATGTGCCAATTGCATACAGCAAGCCTTGCTGGCTGTGAGCTATTTCATTGCCCCACTTCTTACCTGTTTTGTAATCTATAACGCGGGCTGATGTTTCGTCTTCGTGTACTAAGCCGTCTAGTTTGATACGAGCCCAGGTTGCTTTTTCCATCCAGCCGACTACGCCCCAATCAACGTCAAAGCCCCAGTCGCCTTCGAGTTCTACTTTAGCGTCAGCGTATAGCTGTCGTAATTCTTCAAACTCTTCTTTGAATTTGAATAACGAGTCGTGCATTTCGCCCATTGTGCCGTTGACATAGTCTTCTGCGTATTGGTGGATCTGCGTACCGCGATCCATAGCTGCACTACCAGGCTCTTTAATACCTTTAACGCGCGTGATGTATGTTCTATACGCACATTCTTCGAAGACTTTAAGCGCTGAATAACTCCAAGCGCGAATTTCTCCTAGTACAGCGGGTTTTTCAAAGTCAAGTAGGTCGGCTTGTGGGCTCTTATCCTGAGTTAACTTGATCATATATAATCCTAGATACTAATAAACTGAAGTATTAGTATAGCTAATAGTTTTACGCTGCAACAAGTAGTTTTTTATCTTTGGCATCGAAGTATTTATCAGTAATTTCTTCGAGAGTAAGTCGGTTAGTTTCCCAAGATGTAACAACGCCCCAAACTCCGTTAGAGGACGATCCAGTTACGCCAAATATTCGTTTACGTTCTTTAACAATACCGCAGCGCTCGGCTTTCTTTTGGAACTCGCGTTGCGATAAGCGATGGTCTGTAAGGACGCCATACACTAGTCGCAAGTGCTCTAGTGGGATAACTGAGTGGGGCCACTGTGATTCAGCAATCCATTGTTTTACAAAGCGTTGTGCTGAAGTTATTTCTTGGCCTTGCATAACATTTGTTAATTCGATATCTAAGATATCTATAAAGAATTCTAGGTTGCCGTGTTTGACTGCGGCAAAGAACTCTTCCATAACAGACATAGTTACTTGGGCCATCTGTGCTTTAGCGTTGTTAGCTATAGGTGTATGTACAAGTTGTTCTACTACTTTGAAGTGGTTAAGAATAGCGGCAAATACAGGCAGTTCAGCTTCGATACCGCCGATTTGTGCTATTACTTCAGGGTACACGGCTTCTAACTTCTGCTCTTGTCTTGGAGCAATGTTGTATCGTCTGTCTCCTTCTTCGATCTTAACGGCGTCAGGCCGGTTAGTAAGAAAGATATAGTTTGTAAAGTTAGGTACTTCTGCTTGGTTAGATCGCATAGCGCGAATCGTTAAAGTAGGGTCAGTGATGTTTGATTTTAATTTGTCAGCAATTTTCATAGTGCCTGCACTGGCTGACGCCATGTGGAACTCATCAACTACAAGAAAGAGTGCTTGACGCATGTAAAGGTTAAATTGTTCTTCAATGCTTTGTAGTGTTCGCATAGGCACATGTGATACTCCAAATAGAGGTCTGAGTACTTTAGTGTAGAAGATACCTTTGCCAGTGCCTGGTACGCCTTGTAGTAGCCAAGCTGTTTGTGCTTTTTTCCTGGTCTGAAAGATATAAGCTAGCCAGTTGGTAAAGTGTTCTACTTCAAGGGACTGCCCGCCTAAGATGTGGGTGAGCAGTTTGTATATCAGCGGGCACGAAGCAGCGATTTGTGGAGAGTCACCTACGCTTAACGCTTCGTGTTCACGGTCCGATAACATATATTCTGTTTTACGGAACATGTTTATAGAGTACGGCACGGTAGCTAAGTTAACTGCGTCGTTTGAACATGTTGGATCAAAGTATACTTTTGCATCAGGTACGTAGTCTGGTTTAGTGCGACCATGAGATCGCATGAAGCCTTCGATGCTAGCTGATGAACAAGGTGTTAACGGAAATTCTGTAGAGAATTGGTTTAAGTTAGGATCAAACACGCCGTTGTAATACGTATCGGTGTCGTAATCACGCATAGATACTGGGTAGTGTGCTCTTCCCTCTTTAGCCATTTCTTCTTGGTAATGGTCATACAGTGACTTATAGAAGTCAGGATCTGCTAGCTCGATAGACCAAATAGGTTCACCTTTAAAGTTAAACATATAGGTGGGGTCTTCGAGTTTAAAGTAATACGCGTTGCTGTCTCCGCCGTTAACGTTACATCGAATGTACGGAGGGTTTGTATCGTCAGTTATATTAATAGACATACGATCAGGGTTAGTTAGGATCTCTTCTGACTTGTTGTCTACAGTAGCAATAGTTAATCGTTCTTTCTTTGCATTAAACCCGCGTAATACACGCAGCTTGTTTTTATGATCGTTGCTTTTTTGATAGACAACTTCTGGGCTGATGTCAGCCATTAATGCTGCAAGGTCTAATGTATCGCTAATCCCAGAAACGCGCACGACCCGATCAGCAGGGGAACTGAACGGATCGTGGGTTTCATCTTCAAACGTAGGAGGAGCGATGAAGATAAGTTTCGAGTTGTCAGCAACGCTGACGTCTAATGGGTATTTTAATGAATGTCCGTTAGATGATAACTCTAGTTGTGAACTAAAGAGCTGCGATTCAAAATTCGCATTCTGTAGCCACAGCTTTACTGCTTTAGCAGGTAACGCAGTTTTTAGCAGGATAAAGATATGTAGTGATACTTTCTCACCTTTAAGGCCGAGACTGGCTGATGCTTGCGCAACGAAGCTGCAGTCTTGCACTGTTGGTGGTAGCTCACGCATAACTTGTTTTGCTAGCTTACTGACATCGGTGTTAGAAAACGTCTTTGGGTTTGTATGCCCAGGCAGTTTAATGCCGTCGATGTCGAGTACAAGTAGATTGGAGTACGCAACACGGTTAGTCTTCCCGGCTCGCGACTCGTTTTGTAAAGGACGTTTGAGGTCTCCTTTGAGTAGGCAATGACCTGTACTGGCATGATCATTGATAAGCTGCTCAAGCATTGCTAAGCCAGCGTTATCTAATGGTATCTCATGCTCGTACGATGTAACGTTTTTGACGTGCGGATATGGGGTAAACCCATTTTTAGGACAGTGTCGTTTGCTTAGCCGTTGTCCGTTGACGGCTTCTAAAAATGTTAATTGCATGGCTCCTCCTACAGAGACTAAAATATAACATAGTATTAGGGATACTAATATTTATTTTTGTAGAAAAAGCGTCTTATCGAAGATTTCTTGTCTATCTATTTTAACAGCATTGTCCGCTTCAAATGTTATCCTAACCTGGTTGCGATCAATCCTTGATATTTTGATATTCGCTAAGACGCCGTCGTCATTATGAATGACTATTTCTTCGTTTAGTTTGCGAGTCAGTACTAATCTGGACATAGTTTATTTACTGTAACTTGTGTCATATCCGCCTTCGGCATCTAGGGGTAGATCTAAAGCCCATGCGGGGGGTGTGCACATGTGAGTGATTAACTTATCCATTGTAGCATCTGGTTCATTAGCATTGCTAATTAAAACAATTTCATCGTGAACTGTTAACACGACTTCCGCGTCTAGCGTGTCGTCAGCAGCTATTCGTAACATTGCGTCCGTTACAATAAGCCGAGATAGCGCTTGTACAACGTTTTCTGTGATACGTCCGCCCCAGGTGGTTTCTGTGGCGCGCGAATCATAGGTCAGTTTACCGCCTTCATAACGCAATTTGTCGTAATGAAGTGATAAACCGTTGGGCAAGCCGATCTTTTGTGATGCAAAAGACAAGCACTGCCAATCTTCTTGGTAAGCTGGGTTAATAGTATTAGCTAACTTAGTTTCAAGTTTGCTCCATAAACTTGGTACGCCTGCGTAGGTAGTACGGTAAGTACTGACTACGTCAAACGCTTCGCTAGTGCTGAACTTCATGGGTGGGCCCATAGCGCCAGCTTCGAGTGTTGCTTGGAATTTGTTTGCGCCCATGCCGTAGCCAAGGCCAAGCATTGCAACTTTACCGACGAACCGTTCTAACGGGTCGCAATCCTTATTGATAGGTCTGCCATAGATGTCTGTAGCAAGGTTGGAATAGACGTCGTCGCCGTCTCTAAACTGCTGCAACAAGCTTTGTTCGTCAGCTAACCATGCAAGCATGCGCGCTTCGATGTTTGACAAGTCAGCGACAAAGACAAGCTTGCCTGGGGGTGCTTGCAACGCTAAGCGTAACGGAGATTTGCGTGGCATGTTTTGCATGTTGATCTTTTCTGTACCGCCGAAGCGGCCTGTGTGAGCTGCGTAATAACGCAACGGTACAGAGATTGTGCCGTCATCGTGCGTTGCGTCGATGAAGCGCTGCGCCCTGGTCTCGTTGATGCGGCTCTTTACTGCTTTGCGCCCTGCCCACACGTGTTCAAATTGCGGATACATCTGCTGCATTTGAGTAAACGCTTTGTCATTTTTGCCTAACGCAGGGATATTTTTGCCGGTAGTTGGGCTGACTTTGATGGGGGGTACAAGACCCATAGTATAGAGGTGCTCTGCAAACTGTTTATTAGAGCTAAGTATCTTGCGATCGATGTCTGCTGCAGCAATAGCTGCTTCACTAATTGCGATCGTATCGTCACGGAATTTGATTAACGCTTCACGGTTCGCGATTAGCTTTGGTTCGCAGAACATGCGACACGTCATGTCGATTAGATCCATTTCGCTTTTAGGCATTTGAGTATACATTTGATTGTACAATGCGTATGTTAAGTCGACGTCTTGTATGCAATAGCCTGCAAGAGACTCTTCTTGTTCGTCGTCAAGATCCCAGATACCTTTAGCATCCATGAGCTCGTCGCCTTTACGCATGGTATCGTCATCTGGAAAGACGCGAACTGCGCAATCTTTGAGTCGTGCAGACTTACCTGGGGCTAACGCGCGCGACATAGCTGCGGTATCTATATAGTATTTAGGTATGTGTTTGTAATAGCGGGTTAATATATAGCCGTCAAAGGGGGTGTTGTGACAGATAAGGGAGGCGTTGCTCCAATCGATCTCGTCGATAGCTGCTTGTGCATCGTCTTCGCCGTACCACTCTGTGTCATCATGATTTATCTTGATGCCAACGCCCCACACTTTAAACTCTGGACCGTTAACGTAGTCCATTGTTGTTAGTTTGGTGAGGCTGTATTTAGCAGAGTAGTAGGTTTCAAAATCTAAGGTGATTAAATCCATGTATTGAAAGTCCTATTTTTTTGTCTTATATTTTGGCGCGTGACTGTTGTAATTTACTTTGTCTTCTTTACGAATGCCGAACGGTAGCGTTATGATTTCACCGCCTGCTTTAACAAAGTCGTTTACTTGGTCGTTAATTTTTTTGCGGATGGCCGCATTTTTACACGTATGGCCTATAGACATTAAAAAGGTAATCTCAGTTGAGGATCGTTAGATTCATGCCTGGCCATGATTTCAGACTCTATTTCTTTGAATTTGTGTTTTAACTCAGAGTAAGTAGCAGGCATGTTAGATTGCAGCCAGACGGTTGTGTACGTCGGGAACTCTGGTGACGTCGTGTAGGGATCTAAATCTTTGATTTTTTCGAAGTATTCGTTGGTTTCCATTGCATCCTCCTAGATGGCTGATTTATTTGTTAAGCTCTTCGCTTATTAATCGCTCGAGATACCAACGCGCTTTGCGTAGGTCTTCGATGGGTTTCTTTTTGTAACGGAACCTGTGAAGGTATTTTTTAATGCTTCCTTCGAGGTAGTCTGTGAACCCTTCCCCAAGGCTATCTTTTAGATAGTCAATGCACTCAATGGCGCCTTGATTGTAATGAGGAGGTTGTTCTACATTGACTTGGATATCGTAAGGGTCTGTATATTGCTCAACCTGAGCATGCTTCTTTGACATTTTGTCCCACTCTGATGGTGTGGCGTTATCTAGTGACATTGAACTTTCCTAGTAGTATTAGTAACAGTTATAAATATTACCATTACTAATACTTTAGCTCAACAGTTTTTGTCATTTACGTGAGGGGTTATTAACGGTCCGAGTCCTATGTTTAGTGCAAATTGCACGTCACGTTCGTCATCGGGATTGGGTGGTAAGAATGGTTTGTAAACGCCCTGCTCTTCTACGAAATCGCTGTAGTCGTTGTAAGGGTCGTCGCTGATGCTGCACGGCATACGGTTCATGATTAGTGTATTCCTCGGTGAGTGGCGATCCATTGTTCTGTAAAGTCTTTTTCGAGCGCGGTTTTTGCGGTTAAGATTATTTCTGATATTTCTTTGCCCTTAATTTTTCTTTTAGGTTCTAATGCAAATGCGTCAGCGAGCGTTTGTAATGTCCAAAGCATGCTGTCTAATGGGACTACAATAGGTGTGTCTTCGTCGTTCATGATTCGTCCTCTTTAATAAAATAAAATAAAAGTTCCACAGCCGCAGATATCGTTGACATTTTCTAATCGATCGAATTCATCGCTGGGCATGTTTAATGTTTTGCGAAGCGTTTCAACGTCTTCATCGGTTTCAATATTAATAGTGTCGAGTAACACTTCGGGTTGATGCGGATTAGTATAAGTATGCTCGGGGTATTCGTCAGCAATTTTGTCACGCAGTGCTGCTGTTGTTCTTACTTCAATGAAGACTGGATAGCGAGGGGTATTCATGATTCGTCCTCGGTTATGTAGGCTTTGAAGAACATTTTGTTGTATCCTTTCCAGTAAGCAAACTCAACGATTTGGACTAATGAATCAGATAGCCCTACGCCTTCTGATTCTTCCCGTAATTTGTCGCACGCATCTATAGTTTCTTGTAGGGTCATGACTCTTCTCCTACTTCTTCAATGTCTTCGACTTCAACGTCGCACTCTGTTCCGACTAGCGCGCTAAACTCTCGTATTGCTTCGATTTCAGCGGCTTCTTGATTTTTGGCTTCGACTGTTACATGTCTGCCTACTACACCTGTAACCCATGCTTCGTATGTGCTCATGATTCGTCTTCCGTGTACTCAACCTCTATATGGAAAGCGAAAGATGCTGGATCGATACTTTTATCGCTAAGAGCTGATTGAATAATCTCTGAAAGCATTTCAGTGTCTTGCTTATCAAAGTCCCCAAGCATGATGGTTTTAGTCTCAAATTTAATACTCATGATTCGTCCTCTAAGTAAACGGTTTGTTGTTTGTCTGCATTGCCGCAGTACGGGCATTTTTCGATTATGGTGAATTGGTCAATATTTTCGGTGAATACTCCGTCGCAGGTTAAACAATGCACAGTTTGGAACAGTTCTAATTGGTAGCTCATGATTCTTTGCTGGTCATCTGCTACCTCACTTTTATCAAAGTCTAAATAATGGTTAGAATCATTTTCGCAACCAAACACACCACATATGCCATGACCGCTATTGTGGTCTATGCCATGTTCTGAGAATTTACTTCTGCACGATTCGCAAATTTGCGTCCATCCGTAAGATAAATCTTGGAAGTACGTATTAATCTCATGGTCGTCAAGTTTTACACCTTGTACCGTAATCATGATTCTTCCTCGTCTTTAGCTCGTTGCTCGCACCAACAACAAAGGTCGCCTTCATTGTAATTAAGGATGGTGTCGCAACCGTCGCAGTAAGCGCGTTCGTCGAGGGTTTCCACGTTAATAGCAAGTGATCGCGGCTCAGATACGGCTGACGCGTCTACTGAAATATTCCAGTAAGTGTCTACTATTATTTCACCTTCCTCACACAACATATCTATTTGCACTGGCGTTTCTGGGTCGTAATGGTGAACAGTGATTGCGTTTTGTAATGCATTGATAAGCTCTTGGATGCTCATGATTCGTCCTCTACGATTTTTACAATGCTGAAATCTTCGTCGTATTTTTCAGAGGGGTACACGTTGTTATCGCAACATGCGTTCCACGCTTCTTCTTTGGAACTAGCCGTTACTCTGTAGTCAACGCAGTATGTTTCGCAGACTTTTACGATAAAAGTTTTCATGATTCTTCCTCTTTGAATAGGATTTGTTCGCCTGGCGTTAGACATTTTTCGTGAACTCTCCATGCGCCGTCGTCGAATAGGTGGCGAAGGGTGTTTTCGCCGTAGACTTGTTCTACGCCTATGTCTTCGTCTAACTCGATTGAGTCTGGACACCTGTCGCAATCTATGGCCATGCATTCTGCGCATGCGTACCCGTCTCGATACTCGGCTTTACCGTTTGGTAGTCCGTGGTACGTGTCTGCGGGCAGGCGGTTTACGAATCTGCCTGAACCAAAGATGGTTGGACGTTCGCAATGAATACACGGCTGCGGCGATTCAAGGTACTTGTTCATGATTTGTATTTCTCATTTTCTGCGCCATCTTTTAAACAACATCCGTCCCAATCGTCGCTCCTATCCCATAAATTGGCTATTTCAAACTGATCATTTTCAGTAGCGCAATCTGGGTTATCTTGCCAATTTTCCCGATAGGTATCGAATGTTAAATCTTGCATCGAACACGATTTTAAGTATTTTAATGTGGCTTCTTCAGGATCGCCGCCGTCCGTTACTCTTATTAATATTTTGTGTCTGTACTGGACACGAACAAATACTTCAGCGCAGTAGTACTCATCTTTCCAATCGTCGTTGGTATTCATGGTTAGTACTCTGATGGCAGCATGTGAGTAAATCCGTTCTCGTTACGGGTAGACCATATTTTTATGGTTTTAAGTGGGAAGTCTGTGTATGGCACAAGCTGCGAGGCGATGATATTTTCGTTCATATCGTCGAGTTCTACAGTTGCTGTGTTGTCTTCTTGAACATTAATAATTGATTGCACCATGTCTTCTCCAAGTCGTGTTACGTGGCTATCGATAACGTCGAATAGCCAGAACGCTTGCGCAGATTCTGCGAGGTATAATGCCCCGTCAGTCAATACACTTTTAGTGAGTGGGGACCATTTTGTAAAATGATACGAGCCATAAAACTGAGGTAAAGTCGCTTCAATTTCTACTGAACTAATCTTCATAACTGTCTCCATAATTCCAGTGGTTTGATGGGTTGTAACTATTATTAGATCGAGGGGTGTAACCTTCGTAGGTGTTGTCGTTATCTAAGGGGTAGCCGTTGTTATATACAGTAGCTGGGGGAACGGCTAGCGCAGATCCTTTTTGGTTATTAAGGGTCCACGGAAACTTTGTTGCGGGCATAATTTGGTTTTTGACTTTGCTTTTTATTTCAGCAGATAAGGCTGTAACTTCTGCAGTTGTGAGTGGGTCAAAGTAGCGTTCTACATTTACTGAGTTGTAAGCAATGCCTTCGTCGCGGAGATACAAGTCAACTTTCATTTCGCCACGTTTGTTTATAATGCCTCGGATAAACACGGGGCATGTTTGGAGAAACGTTTCTACTTGAGTTTCGTCTTGTCTGCTGGGTGTAACACCCATGTCGACGTGGCTGTGGAACCATGCGTACATAGTACTTGGGTCTTTACCTTCAGCAAGAATTGCTAAGTATGTTTCTTCTACAGCTTCGCCAGGTATATCAGTTTCTACTGCAGTGACTTCTTGAGATGGTAGATAGACTTCGGTGAGCAAGTAAGCTTCGTCGTCAATTTTGTCTACGGTACAGAACCAGCCTACTTCTTTTGAGCATTCGTCGACGATTTGCTGCATTTTCTGAAAGGCTCTTGGTTCGATGTACACGGTTGGCGTTAACTTCGGAGCTGTTAAGCCTGGCCCTTCTATGTAACTAAGCCGGGGGTCTAGCCCACCGGTGTCTACGGAGTATGGACTTATTAGTTTGGGAGTTGTTTTGATCCCTGATTTAGTTTTTTTACGCGACATTTTAGTTACCTTTTGAAATGATTAGTGGTTTTAGGAATAGTTCGATGTTTGGGTCAACACCTACAAGGTCTGTACAACTAAGAATAAATTGCCATACGGCTAGGTTTGCAATAACTGATGCGGTAGTACCTACGCTAATGCTTGCGCCACAAGCTGATGTTTCGCCAGGTGCATCGTCATCAACTAAACTGTCAAGCCATGCGAGGCTGTCTGTGTAGTTGTTAGGGTTAACAGTATTTACATTGCCGTGCGTTGAGGCCATGCGTGTTTCAAACACACGGTGTATGAACGGGTTGGCTGCGCAAAACGTTTCGAATATTTCACGGCGTGATGACATAGTGTCAGTTAGGATGAAAATTGAGCCGTCGAACTCGTTACGCCAGCTTGATGTAATTTTCTCATTTACAAAGTTCATGGTGTCAGGGGGTGTGACGCCTGTTTTAAGGGTGTAATAGTCACGCAGCGCATCGACTTTAGGCATACCTATATGTTTATTGAGGTATATCTGGTTGGCAAGGTTGTGTGATTCGACGTTGTCGAAGTCATAAATAGATATATTAGTAATGCCTAGTTCGATAAGAGCTAGCCATAGCCGTGAACCTGTTGCTCCAGCGCCGATAATGTGGACAGGTGCTGGATGATCAAGCGGGTTAAATACTGACAAATGTCGGGATAAGTTTAAATCACTCATCATCTGAGTCCTCGTGTGGATAATTAGTATTTATTTCGTTTGTAAGGATCTGCAAAGCGGTGTCATTGCAAAATCCTTGGCTACGGGCGTGTAGTATTTTGCGCATAGTGTGGCAAGCAAGCGTGTCATTTTCTGCAGTTGCAGTTTGTAATTTGTAAAACGATTCTAAGCTTTGTGAGCCCATTTCTATATATTGAGCAAATTGAAGTGGGGGTTGTTTAATACTATTGTTTTTATCTTGGAGGATTATTAGTGCCCCGTCGTTAAGTGGACAATAGTGATGATCAAATATTGTTACGTTATGTTGTTCTAGATAGTACTCATGGTCGTAGTTGTCTATGTGGCCCCACGCTGTTGCAAAGTACAAACGGTAGTCGTGTTTGATATTTATGCTTTTAATAAAGCTGCCAACACTGGAAGCGGCGTTCATACGTTTTTCATAATAAGCTAGGTTTAACTGTTCGTTGTTAGACCAGGTGCTTACATATGCTAGTTTTATAATTCGTATGGCCAGTAGGCTTGTTTCGAACTCGCGTTGGATGTGAACTGCTAACGCGCCGAAACAGTTTAAAATATTAGGTTCTTCGAAACACCCCGGAAGCGGCGTGATTTCGCTTTGGGCAAGCAGCCATTCATAGGCTTTTAAAGTGTCTTCATAAGGTACAACGTCTCGAGGATCGAAGTCTAAAGCGTATGCGCTATTGATCTGAAAACCATCGTCTTCGAGCTCTGCAAACGGGTCAGGCAATAACGTGCGTATTGGTGCCCACCTGTGCATGTAGCCGCCAGCGCAGTCTCTGTAGTCGTATTGTTCTAAGTACATAATTAGAACTGTGATTTGTAGCGGGATATTTAAGTCATGTTGAGCGTTACTGACGGCTTGCTGAAAGTCACCTAGACAAGGGTCGTTTCGAGTTATCCAGTGAGGGTGAGCAAGGTTTCGTCCGCAATACCCTTTGTGTTTTTGGCCGATATTTTTGGATACATTAAGGGTGTAAACAAAGTCTGTAGTATGTGGTCGAACGTCCCACCTGACGCCTAAGATTAACCCTGGGATAATAACGTTAACGTTAGGATCTTTGCCGTAGCTTCTGAATTCGTCTTCAATACATCCGATGTTGCTGCTAGACGGTTTGCACGTAATATCGTTAAGTTGGATAGATATAGCGTTTTTACGAAATATTACTTTTTTGATTGCAGACATAGCCATTAGTTGAGCGCGGAGCTCGTTGCGTGAAGTCACAACAGGTTGATACGCGCCGTCAATTAAGTCTGAAACACGAGTCATGAATTGTTCTTTAATGACTTGTAAATTGTTTGTGGAATACTCGCTGTGCATTAAGTCGCCGCTAAAGTCACGGCACTTTTGATTCCATTGCGGGTGCATGCGCCCGAAAGCTATTTGTGTATCCATTGGCTCCTCCAATTGAATATATTATTAGGGTTGTAAGTCTTACTAACCGGAATTAGTAAGACTTACTGAGGTCGAACTAAACGTTACCTTTTGCACTGTTGGAGATCGTAATGTTTTGGCCGTTGGTCAGCATGTAGCTAACCTCTGCTTCATTACCGTCTACTTTGAGCGCGTAACCTGCGCCTACAGTCATGTCAGCTGCGGCTAATGCGTCAGCTACGGTTGCGTCGTCTTCTAGTGCTACTTCGCGGATGGTTCCTGGTATTTGCATAACTTTTACTGTAATCATAAGTTTCTTCCTGGTTTATTTAGGTTTGTGGTGCTGGTTGCTTGGCTTAGATCGCACCGACTCTAAGTTGCGTTGCTCTATGTGACGCCAAATAAGCTAAGCTCATCTGTCGTGTCTGTTAGTTGGTCGACAACGGGGTATGCGATTGCTCCATAAGTCCCGTCGAATGCTTCGCTATTTGACCAAAAGACGTTAATGTCGATATCTTCAGAGAACGATAGCCATGCATCTTCTAAGTAGAATTCTTTGAGGTCGTCTTCGACAAGGTTATGTATACCGTCGATAGCGCCTCGTGCGAATTCGGTTACAAGTTTGATTGTTTCTGTTTCGGCGTCGTCCCAGTAACTTACAAAGGTCATGATTGTTTCTCCTTATCTAAGAACTTTTTATATTGGGGGCTAGTAGGTACGTCGCCTTTATAAGCACTCATTTTGATGTCGCGGCAATCTTCGCAAACACGTATAAATGGGATGTTGTTTGCATCTGATTCCCACCAGGTATAGTTGTCTTTGTGGTCGCAAAATTGGCTCATGGATTACTCCTTTGACTCAAGTTTTAGTACAGCGCTTTCTATAAGAGCAAGCGTTTGTATGCTGACGTTGGCGTTGTTAAGGAACCTACTGATTGTGTTTCGGTGTATGTTTGATGCATCTGCTAATGTTTGTCGTTTGTGTTGCAAGACGCGCGCGCGTAAGCGGTCGATGTATTGAACGGACGTGGTGCGTGGTGCAGTATTCATGTAGTTATTCCTAAGTTCGTGGTGCGTGGTGCACGGTTCGTGTTGCATAAATGATGATAGTGAAGCAGGCACACTGGGCCCCCAGGCGCGGTGCGAGTGGGACATAGCGATGCATAAAAAAACCCATTCAGGCGTAAACCTGAACGGGTAACGGGAGTTAAAAGTTAGCGCGCAACGTAGCGTCGTGTTCTGTAAGCTCTTTGGTTGATGCGCGAGCCACACTTATTGGCTTATGAGCCTTTGTATGACGCAGTGCTTCGTTGTCGAGTTTACGTTTGATAGCGTTGCGGACATCTTCACGAGTAATCGTGAGGTCTGCGTCGCCTAGAGCGTTAGCTTGGAGTAACGCGTCGCGTATTGCGCGTGCGTCGGTACCGAGTTTACGAAGGATTAACTCTAGGTTCTGCTTATAGGTCAACTGCTTTTCTGAGATATCGGCTTTGCCAGATAATTCGTCAAAGCTTTTCATGTACATACACCACTCAGCCCATAACGTGGAGCCTGTGTTGCGGATGTTGTACTGGAATACGTTACTAGGACGTATTGCTGTACCGGTTGCCCATGAGCCAACAGACTGTGACATTGTGGTGATAGTGCCAGCTATTTCGCTGATCTGATGCGCGAACGCTTTGAGCTCTTCTTCTGATCCTTTGTAAGCGGTGTCACCATATGCTGCGTAGTATGCGATAGCGCCATCGATTGCAGAGGATTTAGGCATTAAGTTGCCTGTGCTCTGGTTAATGACAAAAGTCTCTAACAGATATGCTGGATAGTCACGTGGTGGGTTGTTGATGCTGTCAGCTTTCTCTGGGTCGGTGCTAGGATCAGCGTCGACGTCGTTGAGTGACGATGTAACAGGTGGATGTAACTCTTTAGTTTCTTGTTCGCTTGGATCGAAGTGGTCTGAGTTAGCGGTTGCTTTTGCTTTTGATAAAGTTGCGTTTGCTGATTTGTCCATGTGGAAATTCCTATTAGGTTGGGTCTTATGATAGTGAGCCTCATTGCTCACTACCTGTATCTGACGACGCAAATGGCGTAGCCTTTGTGTCTTACTAATTAGC